ACAGTGCATTATATATAATAAAGAAGTAAGTTTGACAATATGATGGGAGAAGGCGATGGAAATATCAATTAGCGTTGAAGAACTTCGTAAGAGAAAATTATTTATTGCTACCCCCATGTATGGTGGAATGTGTTCAGGAATGTACACTAAGTCTTCTACGGATTTAGCTATACTAGCCACCAAATACGAAATCAATTGCAAATTTTATTACTTGTTCAATGAATCTCTAATTACTAGAGCAAGAAATTATTTGGTTGATGAGTTTCTTCGTTCTGATGCCACACATTTAATGTTCATTGATTCTGATATTGCGTTTGATCCAAACGACGTATTCACATTGACTGCCTTAGCTGATGCTAACTCAGATAAAGATGTAATATGTGGCCCGTATCCAAAGAAATGTATTTCATGGGAAAAAGTGAAACGCGCAGTTGATGTTGGTTTTGGTGATGCTAATCCTCAGAATCTAGAAAACTACATTGGTGATTATGTATTCAATCCTACTCAAGGTACATCAGAAATTGCTGTTGATAAGCCTGTAGAAGTTCTAGAAAGTGGTACAGGATTTATGATGATTCAACGGAAAGTTTTTACTAAGTTTCGCGAATCATATCCACATCTAGCATATCTACCAGATCACATTAGAACAGATCATTTCGATGGCTCTCGCGAAATACATGCTTATTTTGATTGCGTAATTGATCCAGAAACTAAAAGATATTTGTCTGAAGATTATATGTTTTGTCAGTATGTCAGGAATATGGGAATGAAAGTTTGGTTGTGCCCGTGGATGAAACTTGCACATATGGGCGCATATGTATTTGCTGGTAGTTTGATTGACCTAGCGCAGTTGGGCGTATCAGCTACAGCGGATGTTGAAATGTTGGGTAAAACTAAAAAATTAGAGGGCAAAATAGGTATTGACAAACACACAGTAACATAGTAACATAATGTTTGATGATGTGAATATTGGAGAAGTCTATGAAATTATCAGAACAAACTAATGAAATCCTAAATAATTTTGCTTTTATAAATTCTAATATGTTGTTTCGTCGAGGAAATAAACAAAGAACAGTCAATCTAGCAAAGAGCGTCTTGGCTATTGCTAATATCTCAGAAGAATTTCCTCGCGAATTTGCCATTTATGATTTGAGTCAATTTCTAGGAATTCTACGTACATTTGAAGATCCGGATCTAAATTTTACTGATAAGAATATTAAAATTACAAATGGTGGCAATGCTACAGCGTACTACACTTATACTAATAAAGAATCCATCATTTCCGCGCCTGATAAGGACATCAGCCTAACTTCTACTGATGTTGATTTTAATCTCGATGCAGAAGCTCTAAGTGGTGCGCTAAAGGTATCTAGTGTTTTGGAACTTCCGGAAATAGCTTTCGTGGGTCGTGATGGTAATATGTATCTTTCAGCACTGAATCACAAAGATACTAGTTCTCATTTATGGGAACGGCTTGTAGGCAAGTCTAAAAATAATTATTCCATGATTTTTAGAACTGAGAATATCGTAAATATATTGAAACGCGACTACGAAGTTTCCATTTCATCCAAGGGAATTTCAAAGTTCACTTCAAAGACTGGTGATATTACATATTATATTGCTATTGAAACAACCAGTAAGTATGACACATAATATAATTTCTGCGTAGTATTTTATATAACGCAGAGGGGGTGGAGAAATATTAAGTCTTCTCGCGATCCCTACTTTCATGTGTAATGTATCGGAAATTATATGTCAAAAATGCTATGGTGTGAAACTTATCGACCGAAGAAGGTTTCAGAATGTATTCTTCCTTCAGAATTAAAAACCACCTTTCAAAAATTTGTCGAAGATAGATTTATACCTAATCTTCTTTTGAACGGAACATCTGGAGTAGGAAAAACTACAGTTGCTCTTGCTATGTTGGATGAACTTGGGTGTGATCACATTATATTAAACGGTTCTTTGAACGTGAAGATAGATACTCTTCGAACTGATGTTCGCAATTATGCTAGTTCTATTTCTATGATGGGAGGTAGAAAGTACATTATTCTAGATGAAGCGGATTATCTGAACGCGGAACACGTTCAGCCCGCACTTCGCCATTTCATGGAAGAGTTTTCCAAAAATTGTGGATTTATTTTTACTTGCAATTACAAACATAAGATTCTTGATCCCATTCATTCAAGATGTTCAGTTATTGATTTTAAGATCAATGGCAAACAAAAGTCACAACTAGCAAATGAGTTTCTTGTAAGAGCCTGTTATATTCTTAAAAACGAAAATGTAGAATATGACAAGAAAGTTGTTGCTGAAGTTATTACAAAGTATTTCCCAGACTGGCGTAGAACTATAAATGAGCTTCAGAAATATTCAGCATTAGGAAAGATTGATGTTGGTATTCTTTCTCAGGTTGTTGACTTTGATATAAAAAAACTCATCACACATTTACGCGAAAAGGACTTTGTTGAAGTGAGGAAGTGGATTGCAGTAAACTCCGCTTCCGAAACAAATATCCTATTTCGTAAAATCTATGATACAGCCCACGATTATATGAAGCCAGAATCCATTCCACCATTGGTATTGATTCTAGCGGACTATCAATACAAAGCTGCATTTGTTGCTGATCATCAAATCAATCTAGCAGCCGCTATGACGCAGATTATGATTGACTGCGAATTCAAATAAAATAAGTCGCAGGAGATTGTGATTATGTATAATAGGCAACAAAAAAAGAGGAAAGAATCATTTAAATACGTTGATGCCTTATCGTACACTAAAGAAGACGTAATGCGAAATACTCCTAATGATGATTTAGCCCAAAGGGGCTATATTCCATTCGTGACTAATAGATCGCTATCATATCATCAAGATTGTGTTCTTTATGCTAATGAAATGAACATGCGCCCCCATTTGGACAACCTCCTTCAGTTTGATTATTTTATAAATACTATAAGAAAAAGAAAGCGATATGCTACGTGGGCTAAACCCGAAGCTGATTGTGATCTTGATCTAGTTATGGAATATTTTGGTTATAGTAGAATAAAGGCAGAGATGGCTTTATCTATTTTATCTACCCAAGATATCTCTGAAATATATAAAATAGCAGATAAGGGTGGAATACAAAATGAGCAACGAAAACATAATAAAGGATCTGATTGAAATAAAGTTAAAAATGCCGGAAGACTTCTTGAAAATTAGAGAAACACTTACACGCATCGGCGTATCTCCAAAAAATGAAAAGCGACTCTATCAGTCTTGTCATATTCTGCATAAACAAAAAAGATATTTCATAGTTCATTTCAAAGAATTGCTTGCCTTAGATGGCAAAACGACTAACTTTTCAGACGAAGACAGGCGGCGCCGCAATACTATAACCAATCTCCTGTTGGAATGGAAGCTACTTGATGTAGTAAATCTAGATCAAATAAAAGACAAAGCATCGTTATCTTTAATAAAGATAATTCCATTCAAAGAAAAGGTTGAGTGGCAGTTATATACCAAATACAATATAGGGCACAAGAAAATTTATAACGGAAATGATGCTGAACAAGATTATAGAAAATGAAGACAAATTTTGAAAAAGTATCGGACTTTATGAAATCATGTGATCAAGAGGTCAATGTTATACCCACAATTTCAAATATTAAAACTCGATCTCTTAGAATAAGTTTGATTGAAGAAGAATTTAATGAATTCAAAGAAGCAATAGATAATGGAGAGCTAATTGACATCGCAGATTCGCTATCTGATTTATTATACGTCGTTTATGGAGCAGGTCACTCTTTTGGCATTGATCTTGACAAATGTTTTAATGAAGTACATCGCTCCAACATGAGTAAACTTGTTGATGGCAAGTGTGTAAAAAATGAACACGGCAAAGTGATGAAGGGCCCTTCTTATAGCCCACCCAATCTTAGTAAAATAGTAGATGAAGATGTTTTTGGTTATATGCCATCAGAATGGGAACCTTAGACAAATAGTTATTGACAATCGGAAGTAGATATACTATATTATATTATGTGAGCTGTCGAAAGAGGCTCACATTATAATCTCGCTAATTTGAGGAGAAAACAAATGAAAACACAATACACAAATATTTTCGACTTCGACCGAGGCTTCATTGGCTTCGAGGACGTTTTCAAAAGACTAGAAAACATGGCAACAACTAAAAGTATGTTGGGATATCCGCCATATAATATTCGTAAAGTTGATGATAACGGATATGTTATTGAACTCGCTGTTGCGGGCTTTTGCAAAGATGATATAGAAGTTATTCTAGAAGACGGCGTTCTAAAAATTACTGGTAATGCAAAGAGTGGGCCATCCGATGATTTCCTATTCAAAGGAATTGCTGAAAGGCCTTTTACTCGTTCATTCACCTTAGCTGAAACAGTAGAAATCAGAAGCGCGGATCTAGTTAATGGCATGTTGTGTATTTGGCTGAAAAACATTATTCCAGAATCAAAGAAGCCAAGAAAAATTAACATAGGTGATAGTGATGACACAAAATCGCATAAATCTAAAAAGTTTCTTACTGAAGATCAGTGAAATGAGTAAAAGTTAAATCTATATTATGTGAGAGGGGGGTTATAGCCCCTCTCTTTTGTTTTATAAATATGTCAGAATTATTGCAGTTAATGGTGTTTTATGATTGATGCATCGAAACTAAAACTTTGTATGCCCGCAGCAAAGATGGAAAATATAGTCAAATATATTGATTATATTTTAATAACTGCTGTTGAGAATAGCATAGATACCACAGCAAGATTAGCTGCGTTCATAGCCCAAGTTGGGCACGAATCTGGTAATTTTGCTAGAATAGAAGAGAATTTAAACTACAGCACAGAAGGATTATTAGCAACTTTCAAAAGCAGATTTACACCAGAAACTGCATTGCAATATGCTCGCAATCCAGAAAAGATAGCAAACTATGTTTATGGAAATAGATTAGGTAATGGGTCAGAAGCATCTGGCGATGGTTGGAAGTATCGCGGTCGAGGATTGATTCAAATTACAGGTAAAAGTAATTATTACGAATGTGGAAAGGGGTTGAGTGTTGACTTAGTATCAGATCCTACACTTTTATTGAATCCAGAATTTGCGTGTCGGTCTGCTGGATGGTACTGGAATAGAACAAATTTGAATCTTATTGCAGATCGGGGCGACATAAAAGAAATAACTAAAAAGATTAATGGTGGTTATATTGGGCTACAAGATAGAGTAGATAGATATAACCTCGCGTTGAACTCATTATGACGACTTTTCATAACAAAGATTATCTTAGTGTTACGCCCAAAGAAGATGAAGTCACTTGGATAAGAAACACATGGAGGCCTGTAGTTGCGTGGACATACATTGTGACATGCAGCATGGACTTCGTTGTGTTTCCCATACTTTGGGCGATATATCTTGTGCTTGCAAAAGCTCCCATAATTCAATGGGACCCCTTGACATTGAAGGGTGCTGGACTGTATCATTTAGCTATGGGTGCTATTCTAGGTGTTAGCGCCTGGAGTCGCGGGCGTGAAAAGATTGCAATACTAAATCATCAAGCTGGGATTGACAATAGTACGGAAGAAGATCAAAGGAAATAGATTATGAGCAATGTGATTGGTATTAGACTTATAAGTGGTGAAGACGTTATTGCTAAAATTGAAAATCTAGGGACGAAAATAAAACTAATAAAGCCAGCAATTTTTGGTATGACGCAAGGTCCAGATGGCCGAGCGCAACCAGGGCTAGCGGATTATCTCCCCATGGCAGATAAAAAAGAAATCATTATTGACGAAAAACATATTTTGTTTCAGTATGATTTAAAAATTGAATTATACAATGCATATACTTCTATGTTTGGTTCCGGATTAGTTATTCCAAAATATGCGAGTGCTTTAGACTTTACTAAGCCTCTAGTATAAAGTATAATACACTTATGAAGTTCTATACAAGCGCAGTTGAATCTGACAATAAAATCCTTTTGCGAGGCTATGAAAATGGTCGATCATTTATGCGTAAGATTGCGTATGAACCTATTCTTTATGTTCCAAGCCGAAAAGAGTCTTCTTGGAAATCAATCAATAATCAGTCTGTAGAACCTATTAAATTTGAAAACATAAAAGAAGCAAAACAATTCATAAAGCAGTATGAAGATGTTGAAAATTATCAAATATTTGGATTCCCGAGATTTGTATATTCTTTTTTAAATGAAGAATACCCCGGAGAAATACAATATGATAGAGATTTGATTTCAGTAGCAACTATTGATATTGAAGTTGCGTCTAATAATGGATTCCCCAGGGTTGAAACTGCTACCGAAGAGGTTACAGCAATAACACTAAAAAAGAATAATGTATTCTACACTTTTGGTTGTAGAGAATACACATCAACTAGATCAGATGTAAAATACATTCGTTGTCGTAATGAAAAAGAATTATTAGAGTCATTTCTTATTGAATGGTCTAAATCTTATCCAGATATCGTAACTGGATGGAGCATTAGATTTTTTGATATTCCCTATCTTTTTAAAAGAATGAGTATCGTTCTGGGTGAAAAAGAAGCAAAGAAACTTTCTCCATGGGGACAAGTTTATAAAAACACAGTTTCATTTATGAATCGCGATAACACCACAGCTACGATAATTGGTGTCTGTACGCTAGACTATTTGGAACTCTATCGTAAGTTTACCTATGTACAACAAGAATCTTATAAACTAAACAACATCGCACATATTGAACTTGATGAAAGAAAGATAGACTATTCTGAATATGAAACTCTACACAACTTATATTTAAAAGACTTTACTAAATTCATTGATTACAACATTAAGGATGTTGATTTAGTTGACAAACTAGATGATAAGATGAAACTTATTGATCTAGTATTTGCGCTTGCGTATGACGCCAAAGTAAACTTCGATGACACATTCATGCAAGTTAGAATGTGGGATACGCTTATTCATAACCATCTCTTTAAAAAGAACATCGTCATTTCAGCTACATCTGCTAAAAACGAAAAAAATTCTGCATACGAAGGTGCATATGTAAAGAATCCACAAGTGGGATTACATAAGTGGATTGTGTCTTTTGACTTGAATAGTTTGTATCCACATCTGATCATGCAATATAACATTAGCCCAGATACCATTACAGATAAGTTTAAGAGGATCACTATTGATCAATTCTTGAATAAATCTTATGATTTGCCTATCATAGAAAATCATAGTCTTGCTCCAAATGGTTGGTATTTCTCAAATAAGCATCAGGGGTTTTTGCCGGAGTTGATGCAAAAAATGTATGATGATCGCGTTCTTTATAAAGAACGAATGATTGAAGCACAAAAGAACTATGAGAAAGAAGAAAATCCAATAAAGAAACATGAATATGCCAAACTGATTTCTAGAAACAAAAACATTCAGATGGCTAAGAAAATTCAGTTGAATTCAGCATACGGCGCGATTGGTAATCCGTATTTCAGATTTTTCGATCTAAAACAAGCAACAGCCATTACACTTGGTGGGCAGTTATCTATTCGATGGGCTGAAAATGAAATCAATACATATATGAATAAAGTTCTGGGAACTAAGAATGAAGATTTCGTCATTGCCTCAGATACAGATTCTTTATATATTATCTTTGACAAACTTGTTCAAAAAGTATTTGAAGGTAAAAATCCATCTACTAATGATATAGTAGATTTCTTGAATAATGTATCAGAAAAAAAGATAGAACCATTTATAGGTAGGCTGTATTCTGATCTTGCAAAAAGAACAAACGCATATGCTCAAAAGATGATCATGAAGCGCGAGATTATTGCTGATCGTGGAATATGGACTGCTAAGAAAAGATATATTCTAAACACACTAGATTCCGAAGGAGTTAGATTCAAAGAACCTAAACTAAAGATTGCGGGCATAGAAGCGGTGAAGTCTTCTACGCCAGAGGCTTGCCGTAAAGCTATTAAGGAAGCTTTGAATATCATTATAACCAGTGATGAAAATGCTTTACAAGAGTATGTTCGAAATTTCAAAGATAAGTTTTATTCTTTGAGTTTTGAGAACATATCTTTTCCTAGAGGAGTGCAAAATCTAGACGAATACTCTAGCCCATCTAACACTAAACCTCTGCCTATTCATGTGCGAGCAGCCATAGTATATAACAAAAACATAAAAAAAATGAAACTAAATAAGAAGTACGAAATGATCAAAGAGGGCGAAAAAATCAAGTATTGTTATATGAAAATGCCTAATGTTTTCCATCAGAACGTATTGGGTATTCTAAACGTTTTGCCAAAAGAGTTTAATATAGAAGAATATATAGATTATGATTTACAGTTTCAAAAAGCATTTCTTGAACCACTTAAATCAATATTGAATGTTATAAATTGGAAAGAAGAAAAAAGAAATACTATTGAGGACTTTTTCTCATGACAACAAAACCAAAGATTCCAGAAGAATATATTTCTTATGACTATGGGTTTTCTGGTGTGGATTCACCAGAAGCTACACCTGAAATAACACCGATCGTATCTCCGGAGTTAGAAACCAAGATCGATCATCTTCATCAAAAATTGGATGCAGCTTTATCCAAAATGGCTAATCCATCCACTTCTGAAGAAACTAACGAAATAATAGCTAAACTAAGAAACGATATTCATACTCTTGAGACTATTATAGTTCCATTGCTAAACAATTTGCTCAAGACTTCTAACAAAGATTACATCTATTGGCCAAATAGATCCACTATTATCGAAACACAATTGAATAAAGTGTTGTCTATTACTAGAGGTTAAATTGTCCTTTTTAATTGTAAATTTACCCCCTGTAGAATGTTTCGTAAGAAAAGAATATCTGTATGATTTTACAGAAGATCAAGATGGAATTCTGAAGGGACAAGGTGAATTTGAGCCTTGTATTTGGATATCAGCAAAATCCATTAGAGGCCGTGCTTTCTACATTGAATCGCTGATAACACAATATGGTGCATTATATGATAAGTTACCTCTTTCAGCATATGTTTGGAAAACAGATATAACTGAATATTTGCCCCTAGATGAATTGCAGTTGTGGGATTGTTTTAGTTATGAAATGGCTGTTATTGAGAAGTTGTCTTTAAGGGGATTGAAAGTTAGATATAAAGCTAAAAATAAAAATTGGTATATGGGAAATTATATGTTTACTATTGATAATTGCGTTTCTGATCCCAACATTTTAGACACAACATTTACACAAATTCCGTCAGAGCATAAGAGTTTCAATTTTATAATGTTGGACAATGGGCAATTTGCTGCACAACCAAACAATAGAATTATGTGGTATGAGCCTAGTCATTTGCCCGCTAATCCAAAAATTCCAGATTTCAAGGTAAGCACGAAAGTTTATTCTGTAGAGGATAAACCAAAATATGTTTTTGGCGACACAGACGAATATTATTATGAACCTAGAGAAATATAATATAGATAGATATCTTGCGTTTTTTGCCGGATTCGCTATTTCATGCGTATCTGCTTGGTATTCTATTGTAGGATTAACAGCAATATTCGCAGCAGCATTTTGGTCAATCCTCATCATGGGATTAGTTTTAGAAGTGGGTAAAGTAATTACCGCAGCCTATCTATATCGTAATTGGAAAAATATGCATGTTGTAATGAAAACATATTTTACAATAGCTGTTTTTATTCTAATGTTCATAACTAGTATGGGCACATTTGGTTATTTGAGTAAAGCCCATATTGAACAGGCTTCATCAACGGGCGATTCACAAGAAAGAATAGAACGCATAGATGCGACTATAGCAAGAGAAAAAGAAAAAATAACTAGATCTGATGCTGCCATAAAACAACTAGACAGCGCAATAAACTCTATGATATCTAATGATCGTGCTACCAAGGGATTGGAATATCGTAAGGCACAAGAAAGAGAAAGAGCATCGCTTCAGAATGGAATAAAAATTGCTGAAGCTAGTATAGATAAATTATTAGATGAAAAAGCTCCATTATCAAAAGAAATAAGAAATCTGCAACGCGAAGTTGGGCCTATTCGTTATGTTGCTTTGCTGATTTATGATAATGATGATGCTTTGATTCTTGAAAAAACTATTAGATGGATCATAATACTATTAGTTATTGTTCTTGACCCACTGGCTGTTTTATTAATTATAACCACAACTAGATCTGATTCACCAGAATATTTAATAAAACACAAACACAATAAAGAAGAAAGAGCTTGGTTAAAAGAAAATTCTAACGCAGTTGCGACTGATGGAAAGTTGTGGACTGACATGCCAATAGTAATAAAAAAGAAGAAACTTAAATAACACTTTACAATACACAAATTATACTATACAATACTATAATATACAGGATACAGGAGAATATTATGACTGCAAAATCGAATTTTATCCGTGAAATGATCAAAGATATTGGCGATGTTGATACGCATTTAGCAGATGATGGTTTACATTCCTCAGAGTATTCTGGAGCTATCGACACCGGCTCTTATATCCTTAATGCTGTATTGACAGGGAGCATTTACGGCGGGGTACCGAACAATAAAATTACTGCATTCGCAGGCGAAAGCGCAACAGGTAAAACATTCTTCGTTCTCGGGATCGCCAAAAAGTTTCTTGATGATCATCCTGATGCAGCGATTTTTTACTACGATACTGAGGCTGCTGTCACGAAACAGATGATGCTTGATCGAGGAATCGATACAAAAAGAGTTATTATTGTAGAACCGGATACGATTCAAAATTTTAGAACCCATGCAATTAAGCTTCTGGATAATTATTCCAAGGTTGAAAAAGCAAATCGTCCTCCGATGCTTCTGATTTTAGATTCCTTTGGAATGTTATCAAGCACTAAAGAAGTTTCTGATTCTGCTGAAGGTGCTGAAACAAAGGACATGACCAAAGCAGCACTGGCTAAAGCTACATTTCGAGTTCTTTCGCTGAAGCTTGCAAAAGTTGCTGTTCCTCTAATCGTAACGAATCACGTTTATGCACAAATCGGTGCATTCTATCCAACGAATGAAATCGCTGGTGGTAGTGGTTTAAAATATGCTGCGTCTCAGATCGTTATGCTTTCTAAGAAAAAGGATAAGGATGGAACGGAAGTTGTAGGTAACATCATTCATTGTAAGATGTATAAGAGCCGATTGACAAAAGAAAATAAGAGGGTCGATGTTAGATTGTCATACTCTAAAGGTTTGGATCGATATTATGGATTGCTGGAACTTGCTGAAAAGTATGATATCATCAAGAAAGTCAGCACTCGTTATGAACTTCCAGATGGAACTAAAGTTTTTGGTAAAAATATAAATGAAGAACCAGAAAAATATTTTACAAAAGATTTGCTTGATAAGATAGAAATTGCAGCATCCAGTGAATTTAAATATGGGCAATCACAAAATGAAAAAATCGCAGAATCCTCCGAAGTATGATGTCATACCTTATCTAAGCGTTCAAATAAAATCCGATAAGTATAAAGACATAATCTATCATTATTCCAATTTAGAAATAAATAAAAGTGATGGGGATGTGAGTCCAATCCCTCTTTCATATTCATGTAATATTATTTCTGGGACTGTAGATGATTCTTCAGAAGATTTTGAAAATGTCGTAGCTTCTATATTATTTGATATTATAAAGAATTTAGAAAAACAACAGAGGGAATAACTACAATGTTTGATTTATCCACAGTTATCGCAACAATTATGGTTGGTGGTGGATTAGCATATTGCGGATTTCGATTGGGTAAGGATTATTGGGCAAATAAAACAGTAGAATTTCTCATAAATAATGGGTTCTTAAAGATATTAAAAAATAAAGAGGGTGAAATACGATTTATAAGAGTAGTTAGAAAAAATTTAATGATTGACAATTCATCCAAAAAGTGATAATATTGTATTATGAGAATAGAGAACATTATTCTGAAGAATCTCCTTCAGAACGAAGAATATTCTAGAAAAGTTTTACCTTTTCTGAAGAATGAGTACTTTCAAGACTCTTGTGAAAGAGCTATCTTTGAAGTAATTAATCAATTTATAACAAAGTATAATACATTGCCTTCTCCGGAAGCTATTATTATTGAAGTTGATAATAATAAAAAGCTTTCCCAAGAAGAATACAATAGAATTGGTGATCTTGTAAAAGAAATACGGGAACCAATAGATAAGCCTACTATTGCATGGATCTTAGATGAAACTGAAAAGTTTTGTCAAGATAAAGCTATTTACAATGCAATCATGAATAGTATTACCATCCTTGAAGGCAGAAGCAAAACTCAAACTAAGGAAGTTCTTCCCGAACTCTTGAAAGATGCATTGTCTGTTTCATTCGATTCGCATATCGGGCATGATTTTCTAGAAGACTTTCAAATGCGATATGATTTCTATCATCGCGTTGAAGAAAAGATTCCGTTTGACCTTGAATACTTCAATAAGATAACTCGTGGTGGATTTTCTAAGAAATCTTTGAACATTATAATGTCTGGAACTGGTGGCGGTAAAACTCTAGCAATGTGTCATATGGCTGCAGCCAATCTTATGGCAGGTAAGAAAGTTCTGTATATCACGATGGAAATGGCTGAAGAAAAGATTGCTGAACGTATTGATGCTAATCTTTTGAATGTAATGATAGATGAATTGGAAACCCTACCAAAAGATATATACGAGAAGAAAGTAGAAAAAATCAGAACTAAGACTATGGGTAAGTTGATTATCAAAGAATATCCAACAGCTACAGCCCATGCTGGTCACTTTAGATATTTGATAAATGAACTGAATCTAAAGCGGGATTTTTTGCCAGATATAATCTACATTGATTATTTGAATATCTGTATGTCGTCTCGTGTCAAGCCGGGATCAAATATAAATAGTTACACCTATATTAAATCTATCGCAGAAGAGCTTCGTGGATTAGCAGTTGAAAAAAATATTCCTATCGTGAGTGCAACTCAAACAACCAGATCTGGATATAGCAATTCAGATCCTGATCTAACTGACACTTCAGAATCTTTTGGCTTGCCAGCCACATC